AAAATTCGGTTGTCAGCGATATCGGCGTGGTCGCTCATGGTCTATTCCCCCGTGGATAAGTTGTAAGGTTCAAAGCTGATTACTTGTTCTCCGGCCCATTCGTTGATTGCCTCGAACTGCGCTTGCAGCGGTGCAATCTCATGGCGGGCGAAGACGTTCGCCGCCGGCACGATGGCACCGAAGCCGCCCGAGTTGCTGGGGACGATTCCCAGCAGTTGCGGCGGCACGCGGTGCGCCGCGAGCACGTCGTCGCGTGTGGCGGCTTTGATGTTGAAAAATTCGTCTTTGGCGGCAATCTCTGAGACCGGCAAAATCTGGATGCCGTCCTTCTTGCCGCCTGGTGCGTACATGAACAGATTGCGGAAATTTCCCGGCCCCTTGCTCTCGCGCAGCGCGCGGCGCAAACCGTCGACATCCTCCTGGCTGTTCGCCGTGTCGGTCATGTACATGATGAAACCGGCGTGGGAACCGTTCTTGTAGTAGCGCCGGCGGAACAGCGTCGCCGATTCATTTAGCCACGCTGATTGCAACGCGCTCAGATACTGCGGCACGCCGTACAGTTCTTGATTAACGTCGGGCTCCAACATGTGCCAGACAGAACCGGGCTCGAACTCATACGACGCTTGCCCGTTCGTGACGAAGAAATAGCGGCCATCCTCGACGCCGCGCCGCGTGTATTTCGCCAGCGCAGGTTTGATTTTCAGCAAGCGGTTCGTGGCGCTGCGCCGCGCCTCGGCGTAGCAGTTGCCGAACGTCAGATGATCGAGTGCCAAGCGCTTAAAATCCTCGCGCGACAAGATCGCCGACGGCTTGAAAGTCGAGGTCAAAATATTGACCTTGAACAGGATTGCGCTGCTGTGGTGAACGCTGGCCGTGAATGACTTCGCCAAGCCGGCCAGGTCAACCGGCGGCTCGTACCAGTCGCCCACGCGCCAGCACTCAAAGCAATCAAAAATCTCTCTGCTGTCCAGCACCGAGACGGGATCGCCAAACGTGAACGCCTCGACCCGGCCGGCGGATTCCGTGGTCGCCGCCGGCGACACGTCCGCCAATGGCCGAGCACCGCCGTACTTCTTGTTCTTTCTCATGCGTACATCTCCATAAACGATTGACTGGTTTGTGTGCCGCCTTCGAACGGTTCGTGATCGAGGGCATGCATCACCGCCCACGCAAGGTCTGCATGGCCGGTTTCTTCGGAGCGTCCGGCGTCATAGGTGACGGCACGACCGCTGGGGGTGAGTGTTTTGCGAATCGCCATGAATGACTGTGCGATGTCCGTCCATCCGGCATCGAACTGCAATCGGCCTTTGTAGATGACGTTCTGCGCTTTCAAGACCATGCGTGTTTTCACTTCGGGCGAATAATTGATCGCGGTCACGGCCGGGAAGAATTGCTTCACCAGTGGAAAAACGCCGATGCCCATGCCGGTCGTGTCGATCCCGATGTATTCAACGTTGTAGGTCTCGGTCATTTTCTTGATCAGCGCGGCCTGTGCTTCAAAGCCAATGTTTCTCCATTGGTGACGCTCAAGAATGCGGATAGGGCCACCCGGCACCGACGGCGGCGCGATCACCGCGCAACCGGCGCTGTCGCCCGTCAGAGACGGGTCGTATCCAATCCACACCGGGCGATGCGCAAACGGACGTGGCGCGAGAAACTTCACGTCATCCCAGGCGACCCAGGAATCGACCATGCAGCGCTGTAAATCAGCCAGCGGAAACACCGACGCAGAATCGTCGATGAAATTACACATGAGCAGGTTTTCGAACTGGTCCGGCGTGTATTCGAAGTCGCGGAGCTCGTCAATATCGAACAGGTCGCAGCCGCCTTTTTCTGCGTCCAGAATCGTGACGATTTGCCGCCAAATCTTGTCTTCGCCGGTGAAGCCTGACGACAGCCGCTTATGACTGATGTCGATACTGATCTTGTCGCCCTTGGCGCGGCGGCGATTGAACCTCTCGCCGGTCCAGAGCGCATATGCCTCGTGCGTGGTGGCTGACGGCGTCGAGAAATAGGTTTTGCGATACATTTTTTGCATCGCCATACCGGACGCGACCTTGTTCAATTCCGTGAAATTGTGAGTCCAGAAAAATTCATCGAAATAGAAGTTGCCGTGATAGCCCTGGGCCGTGCGTGCATTGGTGCCAAGGAAATACAGATGCGCGCCGTTGGGCAACACAATCGGGTCGCCCGACAATTCAACGCCGCAGGCTTCCTTCGCGAATTGGATGATGTACTGCTTGAAGACGTGGGCTTGCGACTTCGATGCCGATAGAAAAATCTGATTGCGGCCGCTCTGAATCGCATCGACCAGGGCTTCGCGCGCAAAGTACCAGGTAGCGCCAATCTGACGCGACTTAAGAATCGCCCGCGTGCGTTGCTCGGCATTGCGAAACCATACCTTTTGATAATCGAACAACGAGTCGTTGAACGCTTCCAACAGCTTGCTTTGTTGCTCCTCGCTGAACTCGTTGCGGCTGGGCTTTTTCTTCGGTCCTGCGTTGCGATTTGCGATGTTCGGATTGAGGTCGCCCTCATGGCCGCCCGGTTGTTCGTAGCGTCGCACGCGCGCCAGTTGCACGACCTGGCGACCGAGCAAATCAATCTCCTTGTAATCGCTGCCGGTCTTTACTTCTTTCGCAATCAGTTGCACCATGCGCGCTTCGATGGCCAGTTCAATTCGTTCGGACGCCGGCACCTTTTCCCATCGGTCGCGGTACTTCCAACTATTGACCGTCGAACGCTTCACGCGCAGGTGACGCGCAATCGACGACACGCGCCAGCCCTGGAAATACAGGCCGCGCGCCTTACGTCGCGGCTCGCTTATTTCGTCGGTCTCGTCGCGTTTTTCAGTGGTGTTTTCGGAAATTTCTAACATGTCGCCAGCGTAGGCGGCGCGCGCGCGTAGCGGGTAATCGGCGAAGCCAGTAAGCCTTTTATCAACCCTCTCGGCGTTGAACGGAATCGCGCATCGGCGGACGATGACGCTATCCGATCAACCGACCACGAGCGCAAACACATGTCCACCAAAAGCAAATTCTTTCGCGTCGCTACCGAAGGCGCAACGACCGACGGCCGCACGATTGACCGTACCCAAATTAAAGAGATGGCCGACAGCTTCAACCCGTCCGTCTATGGCGCTCGCGTCTGGCTGGAACATCTGCGCGGCATCATGCCCGATGGTCCATTCAAGGCATACGGCGATGTCACTGCGGTAAAGGCCGAAGAGGTCGAAATCGAAGGCACCAAGCGCCTGGCGCTGTTCGCGCAGATCGAGCCGACGCCGGAAATGATCGCCATGAACAAGGCCCGCCAAAAGATTTACACCAGCATCGAAATCAACCCGAAATTCGCCGACACCGGCCGCGCCTATCTGGTCGGCCTGGGTGTGACCGACACGCCGGCCAGCATCGGAACCGAGGCGCTGACGTTCTCGGCGCAGAACCCGCAAGCGTCGATCTTCGCGCATCGCAAGCTGTCGCCCGACAACCTGTTCTCGGCCGCTGTCGAAATCGAACTGGTGTTCGAGGATGACGCGCCGTCTACCGGTACAAAGCTGGCCGACGCGGTCAAATCCATCTTCACCCGCCTGACCAAAAAATCGGACAACGACGATGCGCGCTTCGCCGATGTCTCCGAAGCGGTCACGGCCGTGGCCGAGCAGTTCGGCCAGGTCGCCCAGCGTAACGACGGCTTCGACAAGCGCCTGGGCGAGCTCGAAACCAAGTTCACCGCCGAACTGGAAGCGGCCGTCGAATTCCGCCGCAAGATCGACTTCACAGACAAAAGCCAAACGCACCGCCAGCCAGCGACCGGCGGCAATGCTGCAGTGCAGACCGATTTCTAATCCAGCGCATTCACGAAATCCACCTCTAACGAATCACCCTTCGGAGCTCCATTTATGAAGAAGCACACCCGCATCGCAGTTGATCAATACTCGGCACGCATCGGTCAACTGAACGACACCACAAATGTCGCCTCGACTTTCTCGGTCGATCCGTCCGTGCAACAAAAGCTCGAAACCAAGATGCAAGAGTCGTCCGAGTTTCTGAGCAAGGTCAACGTCATCACTGTGACCGATCAGGAAGGCGAAAAAATCGGCCTGGGCGTGTCCGGTCCTATCGCCAGCCGTACCAATACCGACGTAGCGGGAAAAACACGCAAGACCCGTGATGTCTCCGGTCTGAGCTCGGGCAAGTATCGTTGCGAAAAGACGAACTTCGACACCCATATCACCTATGCCCGTCTGGATGCGTGGGCAAAGTTCCCGACCTTCCAAACAGTCATTGCCTCGGCCATCCTCGACCGCCAGGCACTCGACCGCATCATGATCGGTTTCAACGGCATCAAGGTATCGCCCGATACCGATATCGACGCGAATCCGTTGTTGCAAGACGTGAACAAGGGTTGGTTGCAGCACCTGCGCGAAGACGCGCCCGAGAACGTGCTCGGCCTGGTCGGGAAAGAACTTCCAGGCAAGGTAATCATCGGCACCGCCGCCGGCGCTGACTATGTGAACTTGGACGCCGCCGTCATGGATGCGACCGAACTGCTCGACCCCTGGTATGTCGGCGATACCGGTCTGGTCGCCATCGTGGGCCGCAAGCTGCTGAGCGACAAATATTTCCCGTTGATCAACACCAAGCAAGCGCCGACCGAAACGCTCGCTGCCGACGTGATCGTCAGCCAAAAACGCATCGGCAATCTGCCGGCCGTCAGCGTGCCATTTTTCCCTGACAACGCGATCTTGATTACTCGCTTCGACAACCTGTCGATCTATGTCCAGGAAGGCGCGCGCCGCCGTCGTCTGGTGGATGCGCCAGAAAGCGACTGCATTAAGAATTTCGAATCGTCGAACGATGCCTATGTGATCGAAGACAACGGCCTGGCCGTCTTGATTCAGAACATCGAACATCAACCGGTTCAGGCGTAAGGCATGGCGCAGCTATCTCCTGCGCTGCGCCATCGCGAGCGTGTCATTTCGGCACGCTCGGCGGCTGCAACAGAATCCGGTGGCGTCACGACCGGCAGCGCCTACGAGCTCCAATTGATGAAGCTCGCCGGCGACCGGCGAACGCTCAGTGAAATTCAGTCCATCGAACGCAAAATCGCCGTCAAAGCGACCTTGCTGCCGAGCTATCAGGAATGGGTCAATGGCGTACTTGCCGAAGGCAACGGCGGCCAGGATGACGTGCTTGCTACG